CGGAGTTGGCTTACCATCATTTGCATCATCAATTGGAATGGGTGAGTTTTCGTCCGTTTGAGATATAAGTTTGCTCTCAAAATTATCAGAATACTTTGTAGGTGTGGATTCTACAATACGACTAGCAACTCCAAATTGTTTCTTTTCAGCATCAGTTACAGGGATTGTAGTTTTATATGTGAGCCCATCAGCGTTAACAGGCGCATCAAGTGGATTAAATTTTTGTTTAAAACTTGACATTGGTGATACACCACCACCTGCTATAAAATCACCATAAAGTTTACCAGCATTTTTAAATGTGTTTATGGTACGAGTTGTATTTGTAACACCAATACCATAGAACGAATCAAAACCACCTCGTAAATCGGTTTTTAATAATGGACTACCCAATAATACTTTACGATAAACACCAACCAATTCAGGCCCATTTGTAAATAAATTTGTGTATCTAAATGTATCATCGACCGGCAAAACTCCAGCTCGTGGGAACTTTAATCCCAAATGTTGAGTTCCTATATTTGCTAATAGATTTATGGGAGTCCAAGTTTTTCCGTATCTTTGACTTCGTTGCATACCAACTTGTTTCAACGACCAAATAATACCACGAGGTGTTAATAACATTTGTCCAATTCTCACAACATCTATAGCAGCCCTTGTAACGGCTGTAACAGCACCACCTCTGATAAAAGACAATCCACCAATACCATAATTAAATGGTTCACCTTTTTTGGTTTGAATGCCGGTAAGAATAAGTGGATGTTTAATAAACCAATTGTTATACGAATCTTCTTTGAGGTTATATTTGTTATACAATCCCTTTAGTTTAGAATCAGTATACGATTTACCCAATCCGTTATCGAGGTCTTTAGTAACACCATAATTAGTAGATTTAAATAACCCATACAATGAATTATTTTTGAATATAGTTTGTGATGGGTCTACACCTGTAAACTTTGATTTAGTGTCGACTTTTTGTGAGAATCCAATCGCCTTATCGTTTTTGAAAAAGTCAACTCCAATGTTTGTATTCCAAATCGTAGTCTCACCTTTAAACTTATCACCTTGAACAACTAAATTAGGTGTAGTTTCACCTTTAAATTGTTCGTCTTGATTTGTAGGAATTGGAGTTACTTCACCTTTAAACTTGTCACCCTGTGATACACTATTTGTAGTGGTTTCGCCAAGAAATTGTTGTACAAATGTAAATGGCTTTGGAGAAACTTCACCAAGAAATTGTTTTACAAACTTAAAAATCTTTGGTTCGTTTTCGCCCTTGAATTTTTCAGTATTGTCATAAAGTTTAGGGTCAGACTGGCCTTTAAATTCTTCAGTATTATCGTATATGGTTGGAGTAGTCTCACCTTTAAACTTTTCAGTATTATTATATAATGTGGGGTCAGTCTCACCTTTAAACTTTTCTGAATTGTTATATACAATCGGAGTAGTTTCCCCTTTAAACTTTTCAGATTGGTCAACTGGCTTTGGAGTTACACCACCTATCAGTTCAGGTTGTACAGGTCGATTCGGAGAAGACACACCATTAGCAAGACTCTCTAATGGAGTCGTGTTTATTTTAGTATTCACATCAACCCTTGGTTTATCCACTAATGGTTTATCAATGGGTTTTCTGAATTTAGATAAGTCTGATTTTAAGTCTATCAATGCCATTATTTACCTTACTTCATCTGGTCACGATAACCTTGCATTCTCGTGTTCTTCTTGTTCATTTCCGTAACAACTTTGTCGTTGATGACTATCTGAATTGGCTGTCCTTGAATATCAGCTCTCAAACCTCTAATTTCTTCGAGTAACGGGTCGGAGTCTTTTTTACCACCACCCGAAGATGACTCTTCCGATGAACCACCACCAAGACCAAGAGCACCCGTAATTAATGGTAGAGCCGCAGCCAATATAAGAAGTGTTGGTAAAAATAAAGTTACTGCCGCAAGTCCAATTGATAATCCTATTAAAGACAATCCTAATAATCCAAATATACCAGCCAAAGCAATAAGACCTGGAGCAATCATTACCAACGCTGTAAGTTGAGTTGTTAACTCACCCATCATTCCAAATCCAACAGCAATTTCTTGAATAGCTTTACCAAGTACAAATAGAGCGGCTGCGATTATCAACATAGCAGCAGCACCTGCTATAATAGCAACAGCACCCACACCACTCATCATTATAGCACCAACGAGAGCAAGAGCCCCAACAAGTGCTAACATTGATACTACAGCCATAGCGATAGCACCCCAATCAACCTTCATGAATTCTTGAACGGCTTTTGCAAATACAAATACGGATGCAGCCACCAATACAAGAGCAGCACCACCCGCAAGTAATTTTTTGGCATCAATCTTGGATATAGCATCAGTCATACCCTTCATCATACCACCACCCTTTTCACCACCACCCGGCACTTCCGGAGCAGCAGGTTTCTTACTTTTAAAGAGGCCTCCAAGTTTATCTGTACCTACTCCGAGATTTTTCATAAGACCCACCGATTGAGCCAAAATGGGTAATGCTGACATCATAGCACTACCAAATCCCATAGCACCTTCTTTTATTTTGTTATATGCTTTTGCACCAGTTTCACCAAATGTAGATACTTCTTCGTTATGTTGCTGTTGTTTAGTCAACATTTCAGTAATACCATCAGTAGTCATACCAAATGCATCAGCATACGCTTTTTGTTGCATTGGTCCGAGTTTTCCAAATTCTTCGGCAGAACCAACTTGTTTTGTTAGTTCTTCACTTAATTTGGAATAATCTCCGGTAGTTTGAGCTATCATAGCAGCTTCTCGGATTGCCTGTGAATTTATATCTTTACCTGTCATTAAACGCGCCTTCATTTCAGCTCGTAACGAACCTTCAATATCTAGCACATTTTCAGATACCGATTTTAACATATCCATTGACTGACCATGTTTTTTCAACTCTGCTGTTTTCTTAGCAAGCAGTTTAATTTCTTCCGAGGTTTTACCAACCATTAAACTTGCGTTTTGACCCATCTCTTTAAATACAACAGATGCATCTACACCAGCATCTTGAGCTATAGTTTTAATGTCAGCCGTTAATTCGGCAGCATTACCACTTGCATCTTGTAAAATAGAGTTCATCTGAACAGCACCAGCACCATCACCCATCATTGCAGTAAGTTCGGTTACGTTTTTCAACATATCAGATGTTATCCCATGGGTACTTCCATAATATTCGCCAGTAGCCCTTGCGGCTTCAGCTACTGCTTCAGCACCATACATAAGACCGGTCATTGAAAAACTAGCAGCCGTAACTTCCCCACCAACTCGTGCAGCTTCACCTGCAGTAGTACCCATATGTGTGTACATTTCCTTAGCGAGACCGACCGTAGACTCAAATGCGGTTGTTATCATTTCCGCACCTTTTTTAGCTACCATCATACCAAGACCAAACTTTATTCCGTTTTTAAACATTTCGGATGAAAGTCCAACCGATTCTAATAAACTATCTTTTGTACCATCTGCCAAATCTTTCAATTCTTCAGATTTGTCTTTTCTCTTTTTTTCTATTTTTAATAGTTTTTCAGTATTTTCGATACGTTCTAACAAACTTTTAGCAAGTTCTTGGTCAGTATCCCAATATTCTTCTATTATTTTTTGTTTTTCTTCAAGAATTCCGGTCAGTTTGTCTTCTAAAGTTTTTTGTTCACTTAAAGAGCTTGTCATTTCTTTAACAAGCCTACCCTCTTTTGTTCTTAAATCAAGATTTGCTTTTAAAATTGCAGAAAGATTCATCTGAACTTGTTGTTCAGCTTTCATCGCATTTACACGAGATTGTGTGTCTTTTCTTTCTTCAGAAGCCACTTATACCTCTTTTATTTAAACCAAGGGTCGTCTTTGGTAGAATTATAATCAACAGGATCTATGTTGTATTTTTTTAACAACTCTTTGTAACGAGGGTCGTTATTTAACTTTTCAAATTCTTTTTCTTTTTTCTTTTGCTTTATAGCATCTATAAATTTACCAATAAAACTTTCGCTAAGGCCTTTTGACTTTAGAAGCTCTGTAAGTTTTGATGTTTTGATAGTACCCATTGATTACCTCATGTTATATCCTATAAATATAGAAATACCCAACATTTCCGTTGGGTATTACTTTCTTCTTGAAGCTGCTTTAATTTTTGCAGATTCTTTATCATGTAGTTTTTTCTCTTCTTGTTTGAACTCTATAATTTTTGTGATGTAAAACTTACGAGCCCATACAGGCATATTGTAAACATCACCAAAATTAAACCCACCATTTCCATGGTAAATTAGTTCAAAAATGTGAGTATGTAAATGTTTTCTATAATCAAGATTTAGGCCAAAAAAAGGTAACATCCATAGGGAGTACCATTTCTCTCCTTCCCCCGGTCTCTTCAGATACAAATTCATACATCAAATCGACATCAGGAACAACTTCATTAATATACGCTCTGAAAGCCTTTGAGTCTACCGCAAATAATTCGTTGTCTACGAAATGATTAATAACCTTCTGTTCATTCTCACCATCAACCGAAAGAATCATATTTTTCAAACGAGTTGTTAACTCTCTCGAAGTATCGTCTTTTAACTTACGATTAGCACGGGCCAATTCTTCAATTTGGTGTTTAACTTTACGTTCTTTTGATTCGGTCATAGCCATAAATGTAATTTTACGACCTGAACGTGGTAATGTGAATTCGAATTCATTCTTATGAAGTTCCACTTGAGATGAACCATCATATTCTTTGTTTTCGAATTGTGTTAAATCGATTACGTCTTTTTGTTTCTTACCACTAAAGGGGTCTTCGATTTCAACTTCGTAATCTTTACCATATCCCAAAACTCGAGCAGCAATCATGATTGCGTTTTTGTCACCAGTCACCAAATCTACATACTTGATTGGATGTCCTTCACCATTTGAGATAATCAATGATTGAAACAATCGGTCCAAAACTGAACCATCTTTAATGTATGATTGTGTAGTAAGAATATCCTCTTCTTTAGCGGTCATGTATTTCATTTCCACTTTACCACTTGATAATGGGTTTTCTTTAGGATATAAAAGCCCCTTTGATGGGAGCTCAATAATTTCGGTTGGGAATTTGTAATCACGAACTTGATTAGTTTCGTATTGCTGTTTCGCCTGATTAACCATGTCCTCATTGGACATTTTGTAGTCGTCTTGTAAATCTACCATAACCTATTTCTTTTATTTTTTAAATTTGTTCGAATGAATAAACACCATCCACATAAACTAACTTATATTCAACTTGCGGGTAGTCTAATGGAAGTTCTAATTCAACCGAAACATAATCGTAATCATTAGTATCCCATCCACCTGTGGGTAAATTCCATTCGGTTGTAGCTTCATCAATTGTAAATGCGGTATCACCTACAGATACAAACTGTCCGATACCATTAGCATAAACTACACCATTGTCTGTTTTTCGTCTAACTATATTCATATGTTCTCCTTTTATTCCTATATAAATATGTAACTCAAAACTTTTTAAAACAAAAAACCCCTCGAATTAGAGGGGTTTTCTCATTTTGCAGTCGTAAATTAGTATTGTAAGATAGCGTAATCGTAAGTCAATGTTAATTCAACAGTTGCTAAATCTTCACCAGCGTAATCCATATCAGAGAATTTTGCACTCTGAATAAAAGCACCTTTCAATGTCCATTCTTCAACTTTATCACCAACAGGTCCTAATGAGTTAAATGTAATATCTTTTTTGTAGAAGTCAGCATAACCATCACGGCCGGTTACTGACTCGTGGTGTAAACGAACCCACTCCATTACAGCTTGAGCAGCAGATGGGACTACGGGGTCATAAAGAGTAACTGACAAATCTTGCCATTCTGAACGACCTTTGATATATCTACGAGTGTTGATATGGTCAATTGTAATTTTACCATTCTGAATTTCAGGTCTAGCAGCGGTCTTCACCAAGTACGCAGGGATACCCTCGATGTACATAATGAACCTATTTGACATTTTAGGTTCAAAGTTGGTGAACATTATTTCATTTGGGTCTAACAAATTTGCCATTTATATTTCTCCTAATTCTTTCTAATAAATAGTGTTATCTTAAAATTATGCCCCTGGGAACGTAGCGCCAGTTGGAAGAATGTTGAAATCGAGTACGATAAATTCAGCAGTCTTCGTAGGTTGTAAGTAAATTTCACCTACCATAATGTTTCTATCGATAACATCTGGTGTGTTGTTTGTGTCATCCATCACCACTTTGAAAGCGTAAAGACCATTTCTTTGTTGGATTGATTCCAAGTATGGATTTACGATTGATAAGAAGCGATTTCTTGTAGCAGCGGTATTTTGTTCGAATACCAAGTATCTTGTAGAGGATGCGATGTATTTCTTAACAGCAATTAACAATCTACGAACGTTAATTCTATCAAGAGCAGATGGTTTAGCTTGTAAGGTCTTTTGACCAAATACAGTAGCACCTTGTCCAGGGAATGTAGCGATTGGGTTGATACGACCTTCGTATAGTGAATCTCTTTCATCGTGAGTTAAACGAGTCTTAACTTCAATAACGTTTGTCAAACCACCACGATTCAAACCTGCGGGAGCGTACCACTCAGCACCAACTGAATCGTTGAAAGCAATAACACCAGGAAGAACAACACTTGGTGGAACCCAGACTGGCTTATTCTTGTCAGTATCAAGGATTTTAACCCAAGGGTGGTAAGTAGCAACATAATTCGAGTCAAATGAAGTCAACGTGTTTACAGCAGTAGCGATTGTATCACCATAAGCAGCCGTATCCATCACAAAGAAACAATCTTGTCTATCTTCACACATATCCTTAGCGTATGTAGTAACTGAAGAGTGTAATCTATGTAACAAACCTGGAATAACAACCATGTTAATATCAAATTCATCAGGGTTTGAAATTGCGTTGATAGCTTTTCTCAAAGCAACAGTACCACTAGCAGTAGCAGATGAACAATCCAAACCTTGAGTGTTTCCAGCAACAATATTAGTTCCGGTGTAAACTACTCGGTTTGGCTCCCATCCATCAAAACCACCTTGGAAAGGTACGATGAATTTTTTGTAATCAATATTACTTGTTAACGATACAGTACCTGAACCTGATTGACAAGTTGCCAAATCAAATGCATTACCAACCACCTCGGTATTAGCATCCGGAGTTGGATTCAAGAAGTTTAAGTTATCAGTTGTAGCGAAATCAAATGAGTAACCAAAGAACACTTTAGAGTTGTAAACACTATCCAAAGATTGTGTAGTTACATAAGTTGGTTCTGGTAAAGTATAACCACTATGAAGTGGTGATGTTACAGCAGCAAATCCAAATGGAACTAAAGTTGAATCAACAGCACCATTTTTAACATCATCAGCAACTTCAACACGAATGTGAGCTGATGTGTTAGGATAATCACCATTGAATACTAATTTACCTGTAGATTCTACAGTAACGTATCTATCACCAATAACTCTTGCGATGAAATTTGGAGAGTTCGGGTCAAGGTTAACATTTGTAAATTCTTCTACAATATTAGGTCTAGCATCGGTATCTTGTACGTTTTGACCAAAGATAGAATAAGGAACTTTAGAAGTATCGACTCTACGAACTTGTACAGTGAATGTACCAAATTCAGAACCTGGAACTTCAGAAGCAGGTTTGATGTCACGGATACCAATTTTGAATTCGTAGTTTGTAGCATTACCATGTGATAATGTATGGAACTTAAACAAGTTAGTAGCGACACCACCAACTTTTTGAGAAACGATATAAGGAGTAGATGCTTCGGAGTAAGCTTTAGTGTAATCGGTGTCGAATTGTACAACTGATACTTTTGCGTTCTCACCAGTAGCAAATGATTGTGACTGGAATGTTGAGAAGTTTAAGTAAGTGTAAGCAACTTTAGATGACTTTGGAGCGAATCCATAAAGTTTTGTAAAGTAGTTATCCGAGGTCGGATTCATAGAAGCTGAAGTAGCAGTTGAACTAACCAAACTACCAGTCAATGTCAAAACAAAAGCAGATGCACTTGCAGCAGCATCAACACTTGATAAATCAAAGTCACCACCATTTGTGGTTGTAGTTGGGTGAAGTACAGCAGCAACCTTTACACCAGCTGAAGATGAAACTACTAAAGCAATTGGTTTAGCAGTGTATCCATCAGCACCTAATACTCTAACGATAGTAGCATTAGAAGCGTCTTCTAAATATGATTGTGCGGTATACGGGAGGTATGAATCTTCAGTCAATCCTCCAAACTTTTGTTGGAATTCATTGAAAGACTCAACCTTCGTTGGTACGAAAGCAGGTCCCTTTATAGTTTGTCCTATAAGAGCTCCACCTATCTCAGCAATACCCGCAGGTAAGAACGAAAGGTCTTTTTCTCTTGTGAATACACCAGGACTTACAATTCTTTCAGCCATTATTTTTCTCCTAATATTCTAATTTTGGTTTTCCTTAATAATAAATACACAAAAAATTAGGGAAACGAGATAGTTATTTTTTAGGAACAAAGGTATTTGTACTTATATCGTACTCACCCTCTCCATATTTTTCTTTTAATGCTTTAGAAATTTCATCTTGTGTCTTCATTAATTGTAAGTATTCACCATACAATGTAGACTTTTGTGATTTTAAAGTTTCAAAGATTTGTTCTAACTGATAAATTTCGAGTTCTATCTCACCCATTTTTGTTGTAGTAAACAAAACTTGTTCTTGAAGAGCTTGAACCTTGTCAGACTCTTCTTGTGTAAATTGAATAACTGTTTTTTCTTCCATAATATTGTTAGTTTACTATATAAATATCTAATTTTTAGACATCACCACCTAATTTTGGGTTTTCACCCCAAGAAATCTTTCCAACTGAAAATCTTCTTTTTGTATTTGGCGTTGTACCCTTATATTCTGGCACAATATACGCTTTTGCGGTCAATCCTATAGTTGCCTTTGAAATTCTATCTTGACTCATCTCGGCCATAGTCTCAAATGAATACGAATCACCTTTGATTACAAATTTATATCTCTCACCAAAAGATTGTCCTTGGAAATAGATTATTTGTTCTACTATTTTATTTACTTGTTCCATGTAATCACACCAAACCACAACCTCATACTCTAAATTGACATAATCAGGTCTAGCAACAGCCACATATTCTTTTACAGGTTGTTGTCCTGTCAAGATTGAGAATTGGTCATATCTATTGGCTCGTGTATATTTACGTTCGAACATTTGTTCAGCATCTTCAGAATTAGCAACTTTTAATTTTGACAATTCCGTGTTTATTGATAAGTTATTTCGTTTGAATGAAATCACGGGTGTTAAAATCATCCCATTATCATCTCTCATGAAACCATCACGTTGAGCACTTGCCCATTTTTCAGGAGAAGCATACATAACAGGTACTGGTATAAATCTACCACCATCTTCTACCAAAGGTTTAACATCTAATTCTAAAAAAGACTTGAACGCAAGGTCAATATCGTAAATACCAACCGATACGTTTTTTAAATCATCATTATCTCTACGAGTTTGATTTGCCTTATTTAATTTAGGGTCTAAACTTGTAGAAGATTGAGTCTGATTCAGATTCGGTTTGTTTGGGTCTGATGTTCTAAATTTTGTAGCCATTATAATCCCATCGGTATAGTGTTAGAATTTGAATTTGAATTACCAAATCGAGTTTCTACCAAATTTAGTGTAGTGTGTCGTGTAACGTGAGCATCACATATAAGTGATACTGAATAACCTTGAATTTCACCACCATCCCAATGGTCTGGATTTTTACCAGCAAAGAATTGAGCTTCATTGATTGAATCGATTTGAAAATACTCACCCATCCAATCTACAATATCACCAACTTCAGGATAAATGTCTTTATCATCCTTTAATGTGTCTTTCAAGAACTTAAATATTGCTGTTCTTGTATATGACTGACCAAAATCATCCGAAACTTGGTCGATGGTATTATACTCAATCAAACATGGAACTTTTACAGGATTGTAATAAACTTTATCTTTACCCTCACCATATACATTTACATTGGTGTCAGATATCACAAGTTTATAGTAATACACTTCCGTATCAATAATATC